GGAGATGGCGGTGGTGATTGGCGCGGTGGTGCAATTCATCGTAAGCGCAAATACGCTCAAGGCGGGTTTACCAATCCAAATGGCGTCGTAACTCCAGTAATCAGCATGAATTACGGTCTCCCAACTCTTGCTGACCTTCGTAATCAATATGAAGAGCAAGCTGGTTCTGGTGTTTCTGTTCTTGCGCCCGGTCAAGAAGCCGTTGCGGCTGGGGATCTTTTGCTGCAATCCGCTCGCGGTGGTCGCATTCATCATTACCTTGCTGGTGGTGTAACAGGCGATGATGGTGGTGGAGGCAGTGATACTGCTCCTCCCGCCGAAGATCCTATTAACAAATATGCTCGTGCAACTGCTGCGATTGAAAGTGGTGGCGGCAATTACAATGCTATTGGCCCAAAAACCCAAAAGGGTGATTATGCTTATGGCAAATATCAAGTTATGGGCGCAAACATTCCTGAGTGGAGTGAGGCTGCAACTGGTAAGCGCATGACTCCTGCTGAGTTTTTAAATGATAAAGACGCGCAGGAACAAGTTTTCCGCCATCGGTTTGGTTCTTATTTGCAGCAGACTGGTAACCCGCAGGATGCGGCGGCTATGTGGTTCTCTGGTAGGCCATTGGCTGAGGCGGGTGATCGTAAAGATGTAAACAATGTTAGCGTCCAATCTTATGTTGATCGCTTCAATAATGCTATGGGTGCAACGCCAACAGGTCAGAGTCTGTTAAGCCAAATTAACCAATCTGGTAGGGCTGTTACCCCACAGAATACTCAGGTTCAGCAACCTATGGGTGTTCAAGAACGCGCTACGAAAGAGGGTTTAAGTGGCCTGTTAGGCTTTGAAATGACGCCTTCTCAACGTCTCGCGATGTTCCAAGCTGGCGCAACCTTGGCTGGAACCCCCGGAAAACTGGGTGTTGGTATTGCTGCGGCGGCTAAAACCTATGCTGATAGCCTGCGCGAAAACCAGAAGCTGACGGGCGAATTGTCCAAAACAGAATCTGAGAATGCCAAACGTTCTGCTGAAATGCTTGAAAAGAGTGTCGTCAGATCTCCAAACGGTATTCTTTATCAAAACATTAACCCAAATACTGGGCAGGTTACGGTTCAAAACATTCCATATCCGACTGAACCAAACCAAAAAGTGACCTTTGGCGGGTTTAATCAAGCGCAGCCGCAAGTTGGTGGCGGCGGGGATCAAACACAACAGCCGCAGGGTGGTGTTGGTCAAACTCCTACGCCTCAAGCTCAAAAGATTGATCTTTCTGCCTATGGCCCTCAATTTAAAGACGCGCCAGACAATTCTTCAGCCATTGAACAATTGATTAGCAAAGACAAACAACAAACGTTCTACCCAGATACTGCTTCTGAATTGAGGAAACAGTATATGGTAGCGAACCAAGATGCTCAGGCTGCTGCTAACCAAGCGTATAAAGCTAAATCAGAATTGGGTACCGTAGCGAAAGCCATTACGCAATTGCAGGGTGAAGGCTTTACCAAGGGCGGTGCTGGATTCGATACGCGCCAAGAAATTGCTTATGCTTTGAATACCGCCGCAGGTTTGGCGGGAACCAAAGACGCAATTACGGAAAAAGACATTACGAGCGGTAAACTGGCGGAAAAAGTCGCTAACTTTAATGCTCAGTCTGTCGCTGCGAGAGAAGCTGCCAACTGGATTCGTACTTATTCGAAGTCGTATCCGAATGGTAACTTCCCGCCCGAAGCAAACGCTGAACTTCTTGCGTCTTTGTATATGGGTAATCAGATGGACATTGATCGCGCTAACTTTATAAATTGGTACGGTCAACAGACGAACCAGCATGGCGGTAGCGTTGATGCCGCTTGGAGAGCCGCATTTAACCCAGAAAAGTACAATGCGGAAAAACAAGTCTTCAAAGCTATGCTTTTGAATACTCAAACTCAAAATGGTATTAACTATAATCCCATTACACTCGCTCTTGATGATCGCAAAAATGGTGCGGCTCGTCTGAACCAGATTTCGCAAAACAACGGCGGCTCTGCTAACATCTCGCGTTGGTTGGGGTACTAATATGGCATCTTATGACGATCTTTGGAGTAAGGTTGGTGATCTGAAAACCACCACCGTTACGCCGCAGAAAACGCAGGGTTCTGATCAAGGTTCCAGCTTTGACCCTTTATGGGACAAGGTTGGAAACCTTTCAGCTATGAATCAAGTCACCAAGACCCCTCCTGAACAACCTTCTACTGCTGAGGATGTTGGTAGATCCGCTTTAGCTGGAACTATTCGTGGTGTTGCTGCGTTGCCGGGTCTTCCGGGCGATGTCGCTGCTTTGGGTCGCTATGGTTTGGAAGAAGGTAAATATTACGGCCTTAAAGCTGGTGAAGCGACGAATATTGCGGATCAAGGGTCTGCCGCTGCATACCGCCAGCAGTTAGAAAAAGAACGCGCTGCCCCTGATCGGGATTTAGTGGGCGGATTTCTTCCGACGTCAGAATATACTACTAAAAAAGCGGAAGAGTATTTACCCGCCGCAAAGTATAATCCCACGACGACAGCGGGTCGGTTTGCTAAGACAGCAGCGGAGTTTCTTCCATCCGCAGTTATTCCAGTTGGAGAAGCGAGTCTTGCGGCTCGTGCAGGAACTGCGCTTGCATCTGGTGTTGGATCTGAAGCATTGGGAACTGTTGCGTCAGGCACTCCATTGGAGCCTGTAGCGCGTATTGCAGGTGCTTTTGCTGGTCCTACTGCCATTTCAGCGGCGACAAAAACAATCTCTCCTTTGGTAAGCGCATTTCGCAACCCAGAAGAAGCTGCGATTAAGCAATTGGCGGCTTACGGTCAAACGGAAGCATCTGTTGGTATGGAAGGTCGCAGGACGTATCAACAGCTTGTGAACGAACGCGCTAAGGAAATAATGAATAATGTCCCTGAAGAACAATCCATTGTTCGGGCGGCGGATTTGTTTGCGTCATCTCCTGCGGAAATTATTAAGAACATTGTTAATGAAAAGAATATGGCGAATCCTGAAGTCCGGCAGCAGGCTCAATCGGTCATGCAGGGTTTCTATGATCGCGCTGCGGAAAACAAAAACTACCTCGCAAAGAACATTGCGGAAGTTACGGACCCTTACACAACATCGGTTGTTAATCGTTATCGCGCCGCACAAGGGTTAGATCCTATTTCCGGTAGTTTATCTCCTGATGATTTGCGTGGTATGGCGCAGAACATTGCTCGCGCTCGTAATGAAGCATTTTACCAACCAGCATATCAGGAAGCGCAAAGCGTTTGGAATGGTAAGCTTGAGGGTGTCCTTAACTCACCTCAAGGCCAAAAAGCCGCTTGGGCTGCTGTTGATGAATTAAACAATTCGATGGCGGGTCAGGGTCAGGCGACAAGGGATTGGTTGCGGGAAGTTAAAATGCCCGGTTCCAACCGTACAACCTTGAAACTGGAAGGCGGGCTGGAAGGTCTTCCTTTGGAGTTCTGGGATCGTTTCGGGCGTAATCTGCGTCAAGGTGCGGATAGCGGCGTCACGAAGAATCTCATGAGCCGCCTCGATCAAGGTATTACTGATTATTATGGCGGTATAGCTGACAATCCCTATACGCAAGCTAAGGGTATGGCGCGTACTGGGTTCAAGGAAGGCGATGCTTTTAGTGCGGGTAGCGATATCCTTAAAGATGCTCGTGCGAGTCTTGACCCCGCAAAACGCGATCAATTCCTTTCCCGCTTTGGAACATTGGGCGATGAAGAGAAAGCTCTGTATTCCGCTGGTGTATCACAAGCGATACAGTCTCGCGTCGCCCAAGATGGCGGTTTAGCTTACATCAATAAGTTCTTGAACAATCCTGAAAATGCAAAAGTCCTGCAACAAGCAATGGACTGGAATCTTCCGCAGGGTGCTTATAGTAATTTTGAGCGCGTTAAAAATTCCGTTGATGTCGCTAATAACATTAACAAAATTGAAAAGGTTAATTTCTTAAATGCGCAGCCGTCTGTTCAAAACTGGTTCAATCGTCATCCTATTCTGACGAATGTTGGAGCGGGTGGTGCGGCGGTTGAGGTTTATAACCTTTTGCGCGATTTCCATTTGATTAATACGCCATTGATGCTTGCGTCTTTAGGCGGTGGTTATGCGCTGGACAAGCTGCGGACTATTACGTCTAACAGGCAGGCTGTTGAAGTCTTGAAGGTTTTGGATAGTCGCGATCCAGAGATGATTGCGCGTTTAAGTGAAGCGATGCAAAAAAGTCCTGAAACAAAAAAAGCTTATCAGCAAGTCGCTGATTTGTTTAACGTAATGGATAAAGAGTCGCAGAAACTTTATAAGAAAGCCGCCTTAACGTATGCGGGCGGTCAGGCTCGTGCGATTGAATCCAAGGAAAAGCTTGGGTATATGCAGGCTAATGGCGGTAGGGTTGAAGATCATGATGTCCCTCATAAGTTCTATGGGGGTGGTTTATCTTACAATAACCAAATGATGTACAACAATAGCATCATGAATTTGTTGAGAAATTTTTATTCTCAATTGCATAATCGGCAAATGCCGCAAAACAATCCTATGCAGAATGCGCAGCTTCAAAATCAGCAACAGGCTTTGCCATCTTCACAGCCATCTTTCTTCAAACCCTATACTTCAGCGCCCGCAGCTTCGCCAACGCAATACACTTTTCTTCCGCCATTGAATATTCTTCAGAGGCAACAAGCTGCTGCGGCTCAGACGGCTAATAACCCCGTTGCACCACCCTCTGTGGCTCCAAATCCTGTTGCGGCACCTCCTGTTGCATCCAATCCTGTTGCTCCTCCTGCGGGCGGTATTTTCAATCAAGGATTTGGGGATATAAATTCTGCGCAATGGGGTGGCGCACCATCCGGATATACTGGGCCGACATCGGGTGTGACAGGAACACCATCTAGTGGCTGGGGGCTGAACAGCGGTGGCAGAGTCATTCGTGCGACTGGCGGTCGTATTCCTGATGCTGACAAAGCTTTTAAGAGTGCAAAGAAATATATAGACAGCCATACAAAATCATTGTTGAACGTTCACGATGATGAAATTGTGCATGCGTTAAGGATAGCGCAGGGGAAAGTATAAGGGGGCAAATTGTCTATTGATTTGATAAAGTCAAAGGAATGGTTATTCCATTTCATTGAAAATCGCTGCATTTATCGGGTAGCACCAAACGAAGAAAAATTACCCGCTAAGAAAAAAGAAAAAAAATATTCGTGGCAGTTTTATTTGCGGCGGGCTTTATTCAATAGTCACGCTTTAACAACGATTGGCATGTTGTTTTGGGAAGAATTTGCTGATCATTACCGCCAAAAGCCATTCCAAATTATGGGCCTTGAGACTGGGTCTACGCCATTATTGGTTGGAATATCAATGACGGCCCCTTTTTACGGGATCAATGTAAACACCGTAAGCATTCGCGCAGAACGCAAGGTGTATGGTCTTTTAAACCGTTTTGAAGGAATTATTGATTACGATCTTCCAGTTTTGCTGGTTGATGATCTTTGTAATTCAAAGAACACAATGATGAGAGCAAGAAAGTATTGCTTGCTAGAAGGGCTTGAGATTTACGATTTTGGATTTGCAGTAGTCAACAAGGACGTTGAAGAGAGCAGACCAGATTATGATAAGCATATTGGGGAATCTTTAAAAATTAAAAGTCTTTTTCATATAAAAGAATTTATTACCAATTACACCCATTATATGGCATATTTGGAAGAGAATGGTCTTCCATATTATGAGTTCAAACGCGAGCGGTATGTAGAGTAATAGGTGTAATATGGACCCATTAACACTCTTAGCGACGGCACAAGCTGCGTATGCGGGGATTCAAGCTGCTATTGCGGCGGGTAAAGAAATTCAAGGAATGGCGCAAGATCTCTCCGAATTATGGGGAAGCGTTGCGAAACTTACGCATCTTTCCGCTGAAAAACCATCAACCAGCATTTTTAGCGATAAATCCGCTGAACAAATTGCAATTGAGAGGTATACTGCCAAAGATGAAGCGCAGGATCTAGCTGCAAAGGCAAAGAACATGTTTGTTGGTCGTTTTGGATTGGCGGCTTGGGATCAGGTGCAAAGAGAAGTAATTGAGATTCGTAAAGAGGTCGAGCGTCAAAAGTATGAAGAAGAACGCGCTCAAGCTGCTAAAATGGAAGAAATTAAGGAAGCGGTTGTTGTTTCTGTCATCGTCTTTTCATTGTTAGGTATAATGCTTCTGGTAGGGATTATACTTTTAGGGAGTAAAGTATAATGGATCTTGGAAAATTTGGGGGTTTAATTGAAACAATTGCGCCGACTATTGTCAGCGGGCAAAAGAAAATAAAAAAAGATTTAAGTGGTAAAAAATTTGGTCGCCTTTTAGTTGTGGGTGGCTCAACGATAATTAATTCAAAAAGGCATTGGCAATGTTTATGTGACTGCGGCAATGATGCTTTGGTTTATCAATATAGACTTGAAAAAAATCTCACAACATCTTGTGGGTGTAGAAAAAAAGAAACCTCTTTAGAAAACTGCAAAAAACATGGAATAAAACCAACACATGGCATGTCTAAATCAAAAGCTTACAAAACTTGGTCATCCATGATTGAAAGATGTAATCCTAAAAACAAAAGAACAGCATATGTTAAAAACTATTCTAGTAGAGGTATTGTTGTATGTGACAGATGGCAATTATTTGAAAATTTTTATTCTGATATGGGCGACCCACCTAAGGGGCTTACTTTGGACAGAATTGATGTAAATGGGTCATATTCTCCCGAAAATTGCAGATGGGCCACAGCAAAAACACAACAAAACAACCGTCAAAATACAAGATATTTAAATTTAAACGGCAAAAAAATTGCTTTAATGGACTTTGCCGATCAATATGGTATTAAGAAAAATTCCGCTCAATCTTTTTACAGTGTGTTAAAAATCCTTAGCGCCACTGGAATAAAAGTTACGGTTTGGGAGAATTAAAATGGATTTTAAAAAGGTTGGTGGTTTGATCGGTGAGATTGCACCCACAATAGCTGGCGCAATTTTTGGTCCTGTCGGTGGTCTTGCGGCTAAAGCGTTGACGCAAGCTCTTGGGATTAACGATGGAGCAAGTCATGACGACATAGAAAATGCTATTCTAAATGCTACACCTGAACAGCTTGCTGCAATTAAACGGGCTGACAACGACTTCAAGGTTCAGATGAAAAATCTGGACATTGACCTTGTGCGCATTGCTGCTGATGATCGCGCCTCTGCTCGCAGCATGGCTGTTGGAACACACTCCCTTACCCCATCCATCATGTCTTACGTCATTGTCGTCTGCTGGGCGGTCATTCAATATTATCTGTTCACGCATGTCATTGACCCCTCTATGCGGGAACTGGTTGCGCGTGTGTTGGGGACTTTGGATGGCGCTTTAATGCTCGTCCTTTCATTCTGGTTTGGTAGCAGCAATCCAATCGTTGGAGAGAAAAAATGAACTTTTCGGGTAATGCAGCGAAAGCGACTGAAAATGATTTTCGGGCGGCTGCTGAAAGCATCAATGTGCCGTATGAGGCATTTCGTGCTGTCACAAGGGTCGAAGCTGCTGGATCTGGGTTTGATTCGGATAACCGCCCTAAAGCATTGTTCGAACGGCATATTTTCTACAAATTGTTGAAGGAAAAGCCAGATCTGCAACAGCAGGCGGTGGATGAAAAGCTTGCTTATCCCAAGTGGGGCATGCTCCCTTATCCTAAAGGATCAGATGCGGTTTACGAAGAAATCGAACGCGCATGCAAGATCGATGAAGATGCCGCCCTACAGTCTACATCTTGGGGTCTGGGGCAGATTATGGGGGTGAATTTTTACGCTGCTGGCTGCGCAAGCGTCAAAGAGATGGTTGAGAAGGCGGGTGAGTCTGAGGGCAACCAGCTTAAGCAAATGGCGGCATTTATCAAATACAGCAAGCTGGATGATGAATTGCGGAATTTGGACTGGGCGGGTTTTGCGAAGGGTTATAACGGCCCCGGATACGCGCAAAATAAATATGATGAGAAGCTTGCGAATGCCTATGAATCTTTGATCGCTTAATATATATTGAGGATTCCAAAGCCTTTTCCTCCTTTCAGGTTTTGGTCCTCCCTAGACTTGGGGGGATAGAGCGCCCGTCCCGCTCTCCCCCCATTTTTTATGCGGTTATTCTGTATATACAACCTGTTACATGCCGGATCTTCGTTGTCCCCGGTTCGTTGTATGCGCGTTCCCAATCAATGAGTCCCGCCGCCTTCATGCGCGTTAGAAGCTTTGTGATCTGCTGTACTGACATGCCTAGTTCAGCACCTAGTACTCCCCGTTCTATCTCGAAGTCTTCTTCCCCATACATGTCGTAGAGTTGCAGGGTCAGGAGTTTTTCCCTTGCCCCTACTTCTGGATGCCAAACAATTCGTTGTAGTATGGACCCATCCACATCGTATCTGTTGACTGCGGAGGAGTTTCTTTCCTTTGCGCGTTCTGCCCGCTTGGTATCTGATCCGACCACTGCGGGGGTGTCGTTTGTGGCTTCGTCCCCCCAATCGGAGAGGAAGTCAATCTCCCCATCGTCGGGTTCGGTTGCACTCTGATTTTGGGGTTTTCCCATGTCCAAATTTCCCCACTCTCTTGTATAACTGTCCATAGGAGATGGTGTTCCTGACCGTAATCGATGACGAGGAAGGCAAATCCCTTCCCCATCGGTGTTATGACGGGTAACGTTGGATTAAGCTGCTGGATCATTTTGTGGGGCGCTCATGCTTGCATCGATGATAGGTTTGCTTAAGTGAATAGCCGCATCGAATGCTTTCTGCAAATGGCCCGTATGAATGTCCTGCTTGTTCATAAAAATCGCGACAATCATTAACGCAAGGGTGTTTGCGATTGTCTGATCATCCTTTGGAATGGCGGGAAGCTTTTCGTTGATAATATCGAAATGCTCCATCAATCCGGGGGACATGCGATCAGCAACAAGGAATGCTCTTGCCCACATATCCTGTTGGGTCGCCGCCTGTAAGGGTTGCGGGTCTTCAGGAACAAGGATTTTGCTGTTTGGATCTTTAAGGACGTATTTAGGCGGTGGGTTAGTTTTTGTCATTTTACTTATCTCTCTCTACTACTGTACCATCCATTTTTTTCTTAAAGCGACTTTGCTTCCCAAACGGTAGGGGCGACTTGCTGACCTTAATACCGATGTGACGCGCTTCCCGCCTCTTCGCTTTTGCAATGTCAGTAAAGTCTTGCGCAGTCTTTGTTTTATGGCATTTGGCATGAGCGGGACGCCAATTGCTTTCTGTATCATCGCCTCCCATCGCGAGGGGAATAAGATGTTCGATATGCCAAGACTCCCCGACATGTATTTTACCTCCACAAATATGGCAGATGCCTTGATGATCTTGAAAGAGTTTGACTCTCGCTTTAACGCTGATCGACTTTCTCGCCATCAAATCTACTCCTTGCATCATCAACCCTGTAAGTTTGTAATGCTTGTTCAATCGCATCACGAAACTCTTCCAATGCTTTGTCCGTTTCTATGTAGAGTTGCATATGTTCCCGCAACTTACGTTCGGCGGCTTTACGCGCTATAACTTCCGCAGCGGCCCAAAGATCAGAAATCATCGCCTGATCTTCAGTTGCAACAACAGCAAACGGCTTTAAGCTTCTGATCTGCAACCACTTATGCATTGCGTTTATGAGTTCATTCTCCATTTTTTTCCCTAACTCTCATCATTGCATCAGCAAAATCATAAGCATCTAAAGCAATAGATGGACAATTCATGCTGCCATATTTGCTAATAATCCCTGACAAAGCCGCCATAGCAAATTGATCGCGAATGGTTGGACGTTCATGCAGGGTCCAAAAGACTTGGCTGTATTCCCTGCTGATCTTGACGACATCAAGTAAACTCTTGAGGCGGGCAATCTCCGCCTCAAGGTCACCAATACGTTGCTTGGTTTCACCACTCATGATGAAATCTTTCCGCCGTTTTGTTTTTCTTGGTTTTCCATAATCAAAATGTTCTTCATTTTAGTGAAGTATTCGATAAGATCATCGCAGTCTTGAGCGCAAACAAACCAATAGTCATCAGGCTCTGAGATTTTTTCCTTAAAGCTAACTTTGAAGGAAACATCATCTTCACCTTCTGCGCGAACAGCAAAGACAGGAACGCCTTCCGTTGTTACAAAGTCCAAACGCTTTTTCTCAACAATACCTTCGTAATCATTACGAATGTAACGTTTGCCTTTTTCTTTCTCATCTTCCATACGCGATATCATATTTTCAGCAACTTCAAGAATTTCTTTAATCATGTTAGTCTCCTTTATTAAAATGGGATGTCATCGTCCAAGTCATTTTGTTTTGGTGTTTCTTTCTTTTGGAATGGAGTATCACTCTGCTGTTGGCGTTCACCAACTTCAATGTTCCCAGACCAAAATGGTTCTCCAGAATTAGTTGTTTTCCGCCACATAGCGATACGCAACTTCTCACCTTTGAACATCAATTCCATACGATAGTCGGGTTGGCCCTCCTTTGTTTTGTTAACCTTGAATATATTAAAACTCATATCTTTCATTTCATACGCCATCAGACTTTTCCTTCCATACTTCATCAAGGCGGAAGCCCAGCATTTGCTCGACCTCATAGATTAAGTGCAACTTAGACATGTTTGGTATTACTTCGCTGACGATGACGTCCAGAGCCGCATCAAAGAACTTTTTAAATTGATCCTGACCCATCGCATTAAAACTAATGGATTTCGCAACCCACCATACTTTTTCATTGTGAAACCTCACTTCATCGACATATCCAAGGCGGATCTTTAACCATAGTAGTAGTTGGTCAGGCCGTTTGTATGTGTCGTGGTTGTAACAAACGATTTGGAGGAGACCCATAAAGAAGCGGTGGTGCTTATTGCTTCTGGGGCGGGTAATGGAAACAGATAGATCTTTACCCTCTGGAAACTCCGCCAGTATTTCTTCATCCAGTTGGGCGCAGGGTTCTAACCTGCTGCCCTTCCGGCGCATATAGATAGTCTCAGCCATTGGACTTCAGTTCAGCGTCCTTTTCCTTGAACGCCTCAAGAACTTCCTTCTGGTGAGCGGGTAAGAGTTGCCCCTTCTTGCTCTTGTTTACTTCCGCCCAAGCTTGAAGGTCAGCGCGTGATTCGCATGCAATCAAACTGTCCAGCATGTCGTTCAAGACTTCTTCGCTTGCTTCGGGCGTGAGGCCAACCTCCATTTGGTTAGATGCGGGGGCGGTGCTTTCTGCGGGCGCTGGTGAAGTTTTAACTTCGACTTTGGGAGCAGCTTTTTTGGGAGCCGCCTTGGCGACAGCAGCGGAATTACCGTCGTCATCATCTTCCCCTGCGACGCCCACCATCGCGAATATGGCATAGCGGCGAGCGTAGGTAAGGGCTGACCCCATCTTTTGATGCGTATCAAGCCCGCAAACCGGATAAGTCGATTCAATCCATTGTCCCGATGAATGTAAGAGGCGAGTGTGTAAAATGATAATTCCCTCTTCAGACTTTGTAGCTTGGACGACAGCAATCTGATGCTTTCCCAAGCATTTACGAATGACGTCCATACCATCGGATAGATCGACATATTTGGAATTGAAATGCGGATTTGTCTTGTTCTTAGGCGGGTTGCTGAGTTCTGCCTGAGCCTTTGCAAGTGCGCCTCCAATTGCGTCAATGTGTTCTGACGTTAACATCGTATACTCCTTTAGTTGTATGTAGGGTTGTCGGTTTTTGGATCTGTTTCATGCATTGATATTTTTGTGGCAGTCTCCTGTAATACAGCCGCCACAATCATTTTTAGATTAGAGGGCCAAAGATCCAAATTACGGATCTCGAGGCCAATCCCTTGTTTTTCCAATGTGAAGTAAACAAGAAGGTTCTTTTTATTCAGTTCGTCATCAATTTCTTCAAATTCCATTAGTCACCTTTAAACCTGAGAGAACCTTTTTTGTCGCGCTTCAATTCCACACCATAGCCAAATGCAACTGCGACATCAGGCTCCACAAGTTTCTTGAGACCGTCCTTAGCTTCTTCGTAAAGGACATGCTGCGCTTTGTTGAACTTCAACTGCTCGACCATTGCCGCCCAATAGTTATTGCCAGTCATATCCACGCGACGAACGGGATCGACCTTGGCGGGTGCTTGGATGACAACAGGCGGCGTACCGGACTTAACGCAATCCCAGAACTTAATCTCAGCGCCTAAGAGGACGGCTGCGTAGTGGGTATCGAGGCTAACGTCAAATGTCTGGTGCTTGTGGTTCCCAAAGAATACAGACAAAACGGCTTTCTCGACGCCGCAGACCAGCATATTATGCGTAAGCTGCGGATAGTAGCGGTCGAGTATCTCGTCTTCTTTTGCGAACGCGCTAACATGTTTAGCCTCATAGATGGTATCACCATCGTCAGTCAGGCCGTCTAAGGTGCATGCCATAAAGGGTTGCTCCCAAGACATGCGCTCATCGCCCTGATTCGTTACCTTGCGTCCTGTCGTCTTTTCAAACCACATGACGTTGAAGGCTTCAGTCCAATTGCCCATTTGAACGGGAAGAACATCGGACAAATCCTCGTCCTGCTCTTCTCCCCGTTTGATTTTCCAAAGTTTCAGGATGGCTTCTTCATCGCCACCCATAATTTTGTTTGCGTCTGAACCACCAATGAAATTCTTGCGGTTCTCTAATTGTGCTTGTGTAAGTGCCATAATATTTTCCCCTGTTACATATACAATAGCGATATG